CCTGCGCAAAGCACCACAAGACAATACAAAAGTGAGCACTGATGATGCAATTGAACAGCTCAAACAGAAACTTGCTGATTTGGAGAAGCAAAAGAAAATTGAGGAGTTCAAAAAGAATCAACGGATTGACTTGGAAAAATTCATCGAAAGTCAAAAAGCCGAGCTTGCTGAATTTGTGAAATCATCCAGTTAATCCCTCGATTGCCTCTTGAGCATATGTCTACTTGCCTACTTGCCTACTTGCCTACTTGCCTATTTGCATACTTGCCTAATTGCATACTTGCCTAATTGCATACTTGCCTAATTGCATACTTGCCTAATTGCATACTTGCCTATTTGCCTATTTGCCTATTTGCCTATTTGCCTATTTGCCTATTTGCCTATTTGCATACTTGCCTATTTTTTTTTTTATTTTGTATCCTAATTTATTTTATTAACGTAAAGATAAAAATACAAATAATAAATAATAAATAGTAATAAATAGTAATAAATAGTAAATAATAAATTATAATAAATTATAATAAATTTTATTCCATAAATTTTCAAAAAAATTAAATAATTCAAATGAACAAAACTTTATCGATAGACTTGGAACTTGATGAAATAATTAGTTATCTAGACAACAAAGGAGTTATACATTTAAAAAATGTTTTCAATAAAGAACAAATGGAAATCATTAATGATATTTATACTCAATCATGGAATGAAATAAAAAATAATTTTCCAAGAGATTGGATTACTAGAAAATATAAAGCAAATTGCCATAAATATGATGATTTTATTGGATTAGATTTATATAACAACAAAAAATTTACTTATTATAAACAAACCGAAATATTAGATATGGGTAAAAATCGTTATGATTTTGTTTATAATTTAGATACTATCAAAGATAAAATAGATTTACCGCCACTAATTACAAAGATTATGGATAAATTATTGGAATGTGAATACGATATTCATTGGGGCGGATTGCCAGTGGAATCAATACCCAATATTACAGATGCAAAAGCAAATGAAGTTATAAAGGTAGATGTAAAGGTAGATTTAAAGGAAGATAGTAATGGGCGTTGGCATCGTGATGCATATAGTTTATTCAATAATGAATCAATTGATTTAAAATTACCGTCGTTTTATTATACAATATTAATACCTTTACAATATACTGATGAAACTTGTGGAGGTACAGAATTTATTCTAGAATCGCATAAAATGAATCTTACAAATAAAAATATTACAAACACTGAAGAATTATTAGAATGGATTAAAAATAATACTCCAGAAAGATATATACCTAAATTAAATATTGGTGATATATGTATTTTTCACGGATATACTATTCATCGGGGATTAGATATTACAATTTCATCATCAAATGAAAGTGATACCAATACGAATGTTGCGGGTATTACGAAAAGAGATATGTTATATATTGTATGTAAAAAAAATTGGTATAATGATGAACCTACTGAAAACTATAACGTAAAACTATAACGGAAAATACGCAAATATTAAGTGTGATTGAATGGACACTTGCCACTCTTGCGACCATAACAAGCATTTCCATGTCGGCACATCTTGTGGACAGGTGCGGTGCTAGGTGCAAAGACTGCTTCTGGCATATGAGAAGCGGTAGTGTGATTAAATGGACACTTGCCACTCTTGCGACCATAACAAGCATTTCCATGTAGGCACATCTTGGATGTTAGTGTAGTGGTTGGTGCAGGGGCTGGTGCAGGGGCTGGTGCATGGGCTGGTACAGGGGCTGGTGCAGGGGCTGGTACAGGGGCTGGTACAGGGGCTAGAGAGAGTGTAGGTGTGGGGGCGGGTGCAGGGACAGAAGTGAAAACGTCATTGTCAGAGTCTAGTGCTTCTGCAGCAAATTCCTCCTGTTCTAGCTGTTCCTCATCTTCTGCAACATTTTCTGCTTCGTTTTGAGCATCAAAGACCCATTGAAGGTCTACACCATCACGTTTACCGATTGCGAGAGCATCAATGAGGTTTCCGTGAAAAACAATATTGTTATCTACTTCTGAAAGAGAGACGTACCATTCTTCAGCTTCGGGTATCTCCGACATTATTTTGATAGCTTCCAAGAAAAGGATAAACACTTTAGAAATAATAATTAATAATAATTCATTATAGTTAATTTAATAATCAATTTTATATTTATTTTATCCATTTTTGCCATTCTGCTATTCTACCAATCTAATGTTTTCTTATTATTTTCGTGTATATTTCCAAAACACATTCCACAATTTATTATTCCATAACTATTAAATATTTTCTGTAATCTTTTAATTTCTAGAAACATTATTGATTCAACCTGGAAATATTCCACTAAATTTACAATTTTCTTTGCGATTAATTCATCATCATATAAATCAATACCAAAATTACATTCCTTTACTAACTTTGGGCAACCTATTCGAATATGTATTTTTAAATTTTTATTAATAGAATATAAGGTATCAACAATAAATTTCATTGAATTACCCCTTACAATAGAATCATCTATTAAAGTTATTTCTGTTAATTTTTTAATATCTTCAATATTAAATGAAAATTTTCTTTTTATTTTACCTATTCGTGCTTCATGAGTGCTTTCTATAAAACTTCTAATATTTTCTATTTTAAATATTAAATCTTTTCTTACTTTGCTAGATAATAAATCACTATACCCTAATGAGATACTAAATGAACTTTCTGGAATATATAGAATATCTCTTTTCTGTAATAGTTTAAAATCATCAGGATAATATGTTTTTCGATTATCTTGTTTTGCTAACATTTCTAAATCTTGTTTTGCTAGTTCAATACCAATTTGTTTTCTGAAATCCGCAACACTAACTATACCATTAAATAATAAATTATCATTTTTCATAAAATATATCGGCTCTAACGCACATAAAAACACATTACTATTATCCATACTATTATCCATACTATTATCCATACTATTATCCATACTATTATCCATACTATTATCCATACTATTATCCATACTATTATCTATACTATAAATTATTGTAGGTTTCTTAGAATCTTCAATACAATAAATTTCACCAGGTTTGACATCACTAATAAATTCTCTATCGTTATTATTATTCACTATATTAGCTTCTAGAACCTGGACTGTTTCGCTTACAAAACAATAACTTGAATTACCATTACTATTAATCTTACAAATAGATAATGGTTTATAACCAAATCTATCTCTAAAACCAAATAAAAAAAATTTACCTTCTCTAGAACTATTACTTGTTGGTTTTTGGTAATATGTAATAACGCAAGAATATGCACCTGGTATATTATTTATAATATATTTAATATAATCAATTACTATTTTTTGGTTTACATCAATAAAATTAGTAGCACATATTTCATTATACATCTTATCCCATAATAATTTAAATAAATGCGTATCACTCATACCATCTTTATATTTTAAACCTAGTTTTAACATATTTTGCTTTAAATTAGGTAAATTCCCATTATGTGCTAAATAAATATAATTATATTGACTAATTTCAATAGGTTGAATATTATTTTTATTTAGAGAATTTTCTAAGCTGGTATTAGTAGAATATCTCATATGTCCTAGAAACAATTGTATATTTTTATCACAATCAAATTTTTCATATTCAGATAATAATCCAAAATGTTTTATTAATTTAACATCTACACTACAATTTGCATTTTCATTCATAGTCACAAATCCATAACTATCTTGCCCTCGATGCTGAATATGTTCCATTGCATCATATATTATTTTCCTATTTAATGGTATTTTCATAATACAACCAAATAATCCACATTCGGTTTTCATTCTAGCAGATGTAAAATTATTTTTTTTTATTTTTTTTTTATTATTTTTTATTATTTTTTATTATTTTCCAATAAATTATAAATTATTTAAGAACACATTATTTTCTATTCTGCATATTTTCTATTCTGCATTTTTTTGTAGTTTATTTTATTATAAAAAAATAATTTATAATAATTAATGTAAATTAAAATAAGGTAAATAATATTTAATAATATTTAATAATATTTAATATGAATATAATTATCATTAATTCAATAAACCAATCATTTATTATTCAATCTAACTATAAATTAACAGAACAACATTTATCTTTTATTATAGAATTACTTGAAAAACAATTACATCCTCAACCAAAACAAACAAATCCAATCAACCTAGCAATATCAATAAATTTTTATGCACCATATCCCAATTATTATACAACTTTTTCAACTACAATAATTCAAATATTAGACAAAATATCTTCCGAAAAAATATCTTCAACCAATGACTCTAGAATATTTTCAATAGAAACAAACAGTATAATACGGATTGAACCTATATTTTTTACTCCACAAGACCCACTTATTTACAAAAAATATTCTAATCTAGATGAATTTATAGAACAAATAAATATAAATATTACTAAAAATGAAAATAATTATTTTGAACCAATTACTAACCATTCCGATTTACTAACAAACATTACAAGTATAAATAATAAATTTACATTTATTCCAAACAACTATCTAGAAAACATAACCTATTTTGACATTATGAATTGGATACAATGTAATAGCGAACATTCTAGACACTGGGTTTTTAGAACACCTCTATTTGAAAGCCAACCACTTAGCCAACAAACTACGTTACTTAATATGATTAAGTCCACCTTATTAGAAAAAGACCACAACTCTCTTATAGCGTTTTGCGATAATTCCAGTGCTATTCTTGGCGAACATACTAATTTACTTAGAATATCATCTGCCTGCAATACATATGAATCTATAAATACATTAGTTCATCCTACTTTAACTGCTGAAACCCATAATTATCCCACCTATTATCATCCTTTTGAGGGGGCTGCAACTGGAGTAGGAGGGCGAATTCGTGATTCCCTAGCAACTGGATGTGGTTCGATGTCATTAGCGTCGTTAGTAGGTTATTCTATTAATTCAAATGCATTATTACAGAATGCTAGTGATGGTGCTAGTGATTATGCTAATAAATTAGGAGAACCCTGTATAGGTGGTTATTTGCGCTATCATCCCCTATTTGAAAAACCTATTTTGTTTTCTGGTGGTTTAGGATTTATTAAAAACTCTCATATGTTTGACCCCGATGATAATTTACATACCCCTTCACCAGGTGATTATGTAATTAAAATAGGACCACCTGCTTTTAAAATAGGATTTGGCGGTTCAATACAATCTTCTATTAATAATAATTCCCAGGATAAGGATATGACTGCTATTCAACGAGGCGATCCATATAATGGTAATAAAGTAACCCGTTTCCTAGAATATCTTTCTACAATGGATAATCCTATTATTAAGAAAATACATGATCAGGGTGCCGGCGGGTTAGGTAATGTTGTTACTGAATTATTAGATGGCTGGGATTGTTTAATAGATATTGAGAATTTACCATCTGCAATTGGATTAGATACTCTAGAATGTTGGTTAAGTGAATATCAAGAGCAAATGGTTTTTATTGCTTCACCAGAATCATTTCCCCACCTTAAGGAAATTACAGAACGTGAAGGTGTATTGATTTATCAACTTGGAACAATTCTGGATAGCAGAAATAGTAAAATACAATTAAAAAGGAAGAAAGGAAAAAACAATACCATATCTAATACCATATCTAATACCACATCTAATACCATATATACATTTAATTACATTTCATTAAATAAATATGAATATCTAAATCAATATACCACTAAATTGCAAAATATTGTTTCTAATCTAAATACATCTGATACACAGGATAAACCCGATACACCTAATTCAATATTCAAAGACTATCATATTTGCCCTGCAAAACAATCGACTACTGATGCAATTATTCAAGAATGCCGAGAATCCGAATTAGAACGAAGTTTCAAATTCCATCTTACTAATAAAATAGATAGATCAGTTTCAGGATGTGTAGTGCAACAAACTTGTATTGGTTCTTTTAGCATTCCATTAGCTAATTATTCTATAATCCGCACATCACCATTATCTACAGGAGGAATAGTATCTGCAATTGGTGAAAATATTTATATAGGACAATCAATTAATTTATGGATAGAGAAAACTGTAGCAGAATTAGTATGTAATCTTGGCGGTGTTCCTAATATAGAATTCACCAAGATCAAATTAAGTGGGAATTGGATGACTTATTCTAAATCAGAAGAATGTTTATATGTATTGTATAAAGGTGTGTCTAGATTGGTTGAATTATTGAAGGTGTTGGGCTTTGCTATAGATGGTGGCAAGGATAGTCTTTCTATGATGATGGATACACCACAAGGACAAATAATTTCCCCTCCTACATTAGTTTTGACTTCATATAGCCATATTACTGAATCTAATATAGAAAAACGTGTTTTACCTTTATTACAACATCAAGAATCTAGTCAGTTATTTATTATAGATATTCTAGAATTACTTAAAAAATCCACACAATCCACACAATCCACAAAAGATTTAAAATTATTCTTTGAAGTTTGGAAGAATTTACAATACTTAATAACACATAATTATGTGTTGGCAATTCACGATGGAGGTAATGTTTTAGATACTCTAGAAGAAATGTGTGTTGCTAGTTATGTAGAAATTGCCATCCATAAAAAAACTCTGGAACAATATCAAAATAAACATAACTGTATTTTCGAGCATCATTATTTAATAATGCAAGTACCTACTACATATTCTCACTTAGTTTTACCCCATTGGCAACATATTGCTACTTATAAAAAAACTTATTATAATCCTTGTTTTAATGGTAAATTACTTAGAGATATATTTAATGAAAGAAATCAACTTTCTCTAGAATTAGATAAATCTGCAATTCCATATTCGAATGATTTATACACGCAACAAGAATATTTATATCCATCCATATCTACTACAAACACAATCGCGCATTGCATATCATTAGATAAATTTGCCCAGAAAGGAATAAAAATTGCCATCATTAGAGATGAAGGTAGTAATTCACATCGGGAAATGGCATCTGCATTTATGCAATTTGATGGTGTCATATGTAAGGATTTCACCATTAATGAAATACTTAAGGCAGACACACTTCAAGCGGATCTAAATTCTCCAGCATCCAATAAAATAACTGAGTTCCTAGAATGTAATGGATTTGTATTTGTTGGTGGATTTGCATATGGTGATGTATTAGGTTCTGGTGTTGCAACTGCTTTAATAATGAAGATGAAATTATCGCATATATTTGATAAAGTTTTTACTGACCCTGCAAAATTTGTTCTTGGTGTTTGTAATGGTTGCCAGATATTAATAGAATATGGTCTTTTTGGAAAAAAGGTTCATATGGCACGTAATCTTTCCCAGAAGTTTGAATGTCGATGGCTTTCAGTTAATTATCATCTTCCAGTTTCAAACTTTAACGCCAAATTGGGCATTTGGATAGCACACGGGGAAGGTCGCTTTGTT